ATTTCCCAATTGCTTCTCCCATATCATTATAGATTGGAATGTTAATTTCCTGCTCTCTTTCTTCCTGAATAGCTGATGGCTGTATGATCCTAAATCTCTTATTAGCTGAATATACAGATTGTGATATCTGCATAATAACCTTTCCCAACTGCCTTAAAGCTGGCTCTATGGAATGCTTCATCCATTGCTTAATTCTTCTAGTTCCATACTCATCCAATGCAAGCATTCCTCTGAAAGTTTCATGCTGTTGCTGAGTATCGCCCTGCATTGACGAATAAATTCCAGCAAGATATTCCATATCTGCCTTTCCTTGCTGAACAATAGAAAAGAATGCATTTGATAATGGAGCTGGCATAATCGGAGTTGGACGTTCAGATCCTGGTCTTGTAGGCAGTAATGCTCCTGGTGAAGAAGAATATTGTTCCCACAATTCTGGATCTATTGATCCTTCCTCATACAGCCATCTTAACGACGAACCTAAAGATGCATTGTGTACCATTATCTGGTGAGACTTATTTATTTCTTTCTGTTTTCCTACAAGAGGAGCCACAGCAGATACTGGATATGGAGTTCCAGTCCACTTATAATGAAAAGGAATCAATGGATAATCAACTATATTCTCTGGATAAACAATTTCACTTAACAGTTTATCTCCTGCACATATCGTTTGTCTGATCCTTGTTCCGTAAAATTGCACACTATCGACAACAGACTTCTGAAAAGTCTTATCCTTCAGCAATATATTATATTCTTTCTCTGATATAACTTTATTCTCAATTTTGGAAGCTTCAGCCTGCAGTCTGCTCATATATTCCTGTTCTGCTGCTTGTAATTGCTGCTGCATCATGTCCTGAGCTTTTTTCATCTCAAGTTCATATCTTTCAGGAATCATCTTACCTGCTTGAACAGCTTCCTGCATCTGTTTGTCCTGCTCCATAAGACCAACCTGCATTTCAGCGGCCATTTCCTTCATCTTTACCTGAACCTGCTGCTGAATAGCTTGTAACTGTTTTTTATCAGGAGGAATTCTATAAAATACATTTATATAGGAAATTTTAACCTTTTCATAAAGTTCAAACAATTCTAATGTTTGTTCCTGTTCTCCAGAAGAATTTATTCCCATATCCTCTGCAGTAGAGTCTGCACTTAAAAAGAGTTTTTGTTCACTATCTGCAATAGCTCTCTCTGAATAAGAATGATCTTTATCTGTTGATGAAGCTTTATTTATCTTTCGCTTATATTGAGGAAAAAGTTTTATAACATGACTTTTTGGAAGAACTTTTCTGACAAGAACATAAGATGCATCCCTGAACATCATATCCCTGGATTTTGGATCTACATATATATCAAAAGGCTCTGGCTGCTGGAGTATAACTTCTCCCATTCCATTGTCTCTATCTGTATCAACAGTAACTAGAATATAACCTATAGATTTACAGATAGCATCATTGATTGCATTTGAATAGAGTGCAGAACCATCTGAAAGATTCCAGATATAATCAGAAAGGTCTGAAAATACGGCTGCTACATCAGAGTCACTGCCTTCTACCCCAATAGCCTGCCATCTGGGATTATTTGCAGTAGCATAGAAATTCAACATTTCAACTACAGGAAGTATCCTGTTAATCGTAAATGTAGGCATACCTTGATCCTGAAGAGAAGTCTTCTCATTATGAGACAACTGTTCATCATGGGCAAATTCATATCCTTTCTGGTTAACATACTCCCACTGGCTTCTTGTCCAGTTATTAGAAAGGTTGTATAATTCTCTTATTTGGTCTACTTTTTTCTTCTTAGCCATTACTTCTTTCTCTTTTTGGAGACATTATACTTTCTTTTAGTATCTCCTGTTTTTAATTTACTTACATCCTTTACGGATAAATCCTTAGTTGTAATTATATCTGCCATTATGCTACCACCCAATCTTTTGCTCTAGGTTTCTTTTTATACCAATTACCCTCTTTATCCTGACCTGCAGCCATGGGGGGATTAGCAAACTTGACTGCATAGGCAAGAGCGTCTATTGTGTCATCATGTGCCATTCTTGGTCCAAATGTTGTTATCTCCCTATGCAGATCATATTGAGTCTTCTTAATATGTATTTGTCCTATTGAAAATCTTTGAGCTAATATTTCTTGTATCCTGTCTCTTTTGCTCATCCTGTTTCCTGGCTTTTCTGCTTTGTATCCAATAGAGAAGTCATTTCTCCTTCTCATTTCAGAATTCAATGTCTGAAATATAGGTTTACTCATTGTTGTATCTTCAACTGTAAAAAGACTCGGACGATAGCTTTTTGCATACTGGAACATATAATCCACTATTCCCAGTTTATGTTCTCCTGGAATTCCCAATACTGGTATAGACTGCTTACGTATATAGTCAATAACATAAATATTGTTATCTGGAGTAACTGCTACAGCAATAATGACTGAAAAGTCTGAATCCCGTCTTGCAGAGTCTGTTGCAGGATCAACACCAACAAACACATTACATGGCTGGTATCCTTCATTATTTGCATCTATGAATGAAAGTCCAGTCTCTTCATCTATATAGAACTTGCCATCCCAGTACTTGATATGATCCCTTGTAAATATTGCATCTTCAGCACTCTGTACTTCCATCATATATTCCTGATAGAACTTCTGCGGAGTGCCAGAATCCTGATAGAATTTCTTTTTTCTCTCCATTTCCTTCATTCCGAACCAGTCAGGCCACAAAGGAGTACCATCTTCCTGCAATGCCTTGTATGTTATCACTTTCCAACTAAATTGCTCTCCTTTCTTCAATGCTTGCTGGTATCCGACAAGAATCTTTTGAATGAACGCATCATAATGTACTGGAGTTCCATTTATTCTTAATCTTCCTGTTTTTGGTTCCAAAGCAGGGAATACAACTGCTGTAACAAGATTCGAGATTTTCGAACGACTTTCAGGTGTAATAGTATTATTCTCATCTTCAAAATCATCCAGTACAATGAGATCGTACCTTTTGTGGAGTTTCGCCCCACCTCTTATACCAGAAAGATTAGATTTTGAGATAAGTTTACAGCCATTGGTAAGTTCAATATCATCTTCAGTCCATTTCTTTCCCTTCATGTCTCCAAAATAGTATCTCACCTTATCATTGTATTCAATATGATACTTAACATAATCAAGGTTAGGGACAGAAATCTTTGAGCTTGCTGCCACCCAGCCATAAAACAATGGCTCTTGAGTAAAGAGAAAATCATGAATAATACTGCACTTAGTAAGAACAGTTTTCCCATGTCCTCTGGGAAGAATAACTGCCAATTGTCTAATACTTTCATCGTCGACTGCATCCGCTACCTCATAATGAAAAAAAGGGGTTTCACTCCGTCTAAAGTCATCTGGAAGAAATAACTTGCCAAATGCTATCAAATCCTCATATGCTAACTTAAGTTGTTCTTCAGCTTTACTTACATTCTGAGTATTAATATTCACTTAATTACCATGACTCTTTATATGGATATTTTTTGATTTTCGCACTTTGATAATCAGAAACCATATTTTCTATCTGATTTTTAGTAAATCCAGCACGTTTTATTAAATCTCTATTCGCATGCCAATTCTTTTTACCTAATGATGCAATCTCCTCTATCCTCGCTTCAACTTCAATATGTCGTGTAACGTACTCAAAATCTGTAATCTTCTTTCTAAACCTCTCAACATACCGCCTTGCATAACTATTCGATAGACCTTCTTTCTCAATTTCTTCATACACAGTATTTGGCGATTTAAGATTACCTTTTGAATCCATAAATCTGTCAGGTATAATTTTTTTCCAATTTTTAGGTTTCGGTATATCAATCAATGTACTGTATTCAGAACCTCCTCCCCAACTTGTTAGGGGTCGTTCCATTACTTCCCAATTTCCTCTACTTATTTTATTACGCAAACCTTCGATATTTTGTTTATAATGACGACCTTCATGTCTAACAAGAGATTCAGCCCACTTTGGTTTAAAAAGAGTTGGCATTCCTGGAAGTGCTTGACCAAAAGGCCAAGGTGAAGCAAGTAACTCTACTAACGATTGCTCTTGAAATTTAAAAACTGGGTTCCCTTCAGAAACCATCCTTACTTCC